CCGGTTTGATCAGTTCCATCTCTTAGTTTTAAGATAATCAAGAACATCCTTACGAACGTCCATCAATTCATGAAAGCACAACTGATTGTGAGCACACTGACGTAAAGCAGGATCAGGTTTGATTACAGACTCGATGAAAATATCAAGACCGCGATTCCATTTGTCTTGTTTAGTTTCGCCGTCAGGGATTTGATTCTGATCCTTCATTAAAACACTCCGGTACTGATTCTTTAATAACTTCAACGAGTTCCTTCGCATCTCTCTTTGAGATGTCGTCATTCCTTTGTTGATAATCATTTACCCTACTAATTAGTCCCTCTGCATCTGCACAGGACATACCAATATAAAGCAATAGGTCAATCATGTGATTACCTCCCAGTTATCGTCTGCGAATTCGTTAATCCAAAAAAAGTAACGACCAGAGATGGATGCAAGAAATACTTTCCCATCTTTCCGTTGTTCCACACGACAAGAGTGTAACTGATCCATCAAGTTAGAGAAGCGATTCTTCGCTTTAGAACTCTTAGGTTTTACACAAAGGAACTCAGTTTTCATAGTTTGATTAACCTCCACAAAGGTAATTATACAGGATTTTTAGAATTTGTCAAGAACAAGTGAGGTAACACGAACACCCCAGTTCATCAACCAGAAGAACGATGCAACGAAGATTAACTTGTGTGTGGCAGTCATACCCCCTAGAGGTCTGTTTGCACATACTATAAGACCCCCTAGGGGTCTCCTAGAGGGTCTCTGTGCCACTTTATTGACTGGTCGTTTTCTTCTTAAAGAACTCGCTCTCACACTTGTAGTAGATTCTTAATTGGATGAATTTAGGATCGATGTATGTGATAGATTGTGGTTTGTGGGTAAATGGATTTCGTTGGATTAGGATGTGATCGTATTTGTGAGGTGTCATATAAACTCATAGGGCATCCTTATTTATTAACTAAACTAAAGATAGAGTGCTGTTGAAACTTGATCAGATATTTTTCCTTTGATGAATGTATTGAATGACAACGACACTCTCACATAATCAGATTGGTTTTCAAAAACTGTATGTGGAGTAGTAGACGGGAACAGGAGAAGAACTCCTGGATAATTATAAAATTCGTAAGTATTTGCGTTCACATTATTCTTTTCCGTTACATTCAAACTAAATCCAGAGAATGGAAAGTTATCATTCTTTAAAAAATGTATGGGACAAGGATCTCCATGAATAAAAAACACACCACTAACAATACTGTTTGGATGAGTGTGTGGAGGATGTGATCCTCCCTTATCCATATAATTTACCCATGATTCTGTGAAATAAAATTCAATTTCTCTAGATATTTTGATAACATCGTAGATATAAGTATCCAGATGTTCTCTAATATATTTTTTTATAGAACTAAATTCTGGAGAATCTAAAACTTGAAAGTCTTCTGATGGAGATACAAATGGTTTTCCATTAACATCCACCACCGGAGGTCTAACGTCCAATGACCTAACAAATTTTAATTCATCGTCAGTCACTTCATGCGGATCTGTCGATTGATATACGGGGACAGAAAATAAATTACTAATATTATACATGTCAGTCTAAATTCTTTCTCTCAATCCATGAAGTGACAATGTATTTTTCTCCAGAAAGTGGAGGATTACCCCGATGCATGTGCGTATAAGTTCCGGGAAAAATTAAAAAAGTGCCTTCTTTTGGTTTGAATCTTTGTGACTGAAATAGAAACTCAGTTTCTCCTCCCTCTTCAACGTCATTCAAATACAACATACTTACCATTATTCGATTGTAGATGTTGTAACCCAAATTTTCACAATGAAAATTGTGAAATCCACCACACTTTTCTGTTTTTTGAATTTTCATGTACGGTTGTTGAAATGCATCAACACTTTCAAAATTATTATAATTGTGTAGATATAGTTTTAAACATTCGTAAGTAACTCTGTTATAGTCTTCAAAGACCTCCATACTATCAGGCAAAGTTAACTCATGAATAAATGCCTGTTTATCAGTTCTAAAACTTCTTTGTTCACCATTATCGGTAAAAATGGAATTGGTTTTTTCCAAATAATCAAAATGTTTAATAAAAGACTGACAATCAATAGCAGTGTTGAAAACACCAATAAAATCTGTAAAGTGATAATCTAAAATCATTTTAGTACCCCCATGCTACGAAAGAATATCTTGTCCCGTTTACAATCTTATTCACTTTATGTGGGAACATAAAGCAACTTGGAAAAATAATTAAATCACCTTTTTTTGGCGAAATTTTATAATCATCGAAGAAAACTAATTCTCCACCAACAAAGTCGTCGTTTAATATACCAATAAAGGATAGTGTTGGAATACCTCTTATTGGAGGTGTAAAAAGTGTATGAATGTGATCATAATGCTTTTGCATCAGAGAATCTTTTTCATACCTGTTGAATCTAAAGTTGGATAGATTTGACACGACTATTCGAGAATCATACGAATTGGTTTCACAATAGTCCTCACAACTTCTTACTAAGAATGGAATAAGTTCTTGTTCAATCTCCGTAAAGTTATTATTGTTGTGATACAAAACATCAAGTTCTTTATAATCTTGATCTACGCCAGAAAATTTCTCATTTCTGCGATGCAAACTTTCGTTATACCAAGTATGTTTTACCCAGTTTCTATCTTCGCTTTCTATTCTGCTTAGAATACTATCACAAAACTCTGAAGAGAAGACATTACTAACATAAACAAAATCTTCTAAGTTTTTCATCTCAACTCTAAGAGGTAACTACTACAATCAATTCTATTTGGAATAAAATTACATGCAAATGTTCTTCTTACTTTCCCTTCTTCACATTGAGGCATCATCTCAACTTCATGGTGTAAGTAACTTGGGAAAATAATAAAAGTATCCTCCTTCATTTCAGGTTTAATAAACTCAAAATTTGCATCATGGTATCTGTCTGCTTCAAATGAAAAATATGGTTTCATTTCTACTATCGGTCTATGAAATGCAGTTACTGGTGCGCCTTTAGGTAGATCAATATAATAAATGACTGAAAGAAAAGAATTACAATGACTATGTTTAGTTTGAAAACCTCCTGGTTTCAATTCATTTAACCAGGCAACGTTGCATACCCATTCACAACGTTCTTTGTTAATCCCAAAATGATAATATGCATATTGATTAACTTCTTTTGTAAGTTCGTCAATAAATTCTAAAAGATTATCTTTAATTCCTGGAGATGCATTAAGATGACTTTTGGATCTATCATTATCACACCAAGTATGTTTTAATTGATCACTTCTCGTATTGACAACAACATCTCCACTCTCAAGATCTTGTTCAAATGCTTTATCAAACGCAATTCGATACTTTTTAGGTGCATTAAGTTTTCCAGTTCCAACCATCGTTGGAAAAACATATTGAGGTACTACCGGCATAATTTTTCTCTACTTAAAATAATTTCTAGAATATGACCAACCTAAATTTTGGAGATGCTTTCCTAACTTAAAGAATGGACATTTTGAAACTGAACTTGAACCTAATTTATCAACAAGTATTTTCTCCCTCTCAAAAACAGTTCTTTTAACTGGAATCAATCTAAGAATAGGTGTTCCATATGGAATGTAAATTTCATCGTAATCTTGAGTTATTGCAAACGGAAATTTTAACTCAATTGGATAAACATCAGTTGGAACATATCCTTCAAAGACATGAATTTGTGGATATCCCTCCAGACAGGATGTCTGTAACAATGAAATATCTTTACTCGTGCTGATCTCAACTTTACCCGCCAATCTAATGATGGGTTCAAAGAAGTTGTTTTGTCCTGGAATTAACTCACTAACAGGTAAAAATTCACAGTTCCCATTTAATGAACTTGGAGTTTGTACAATCGTTTCTCCACGATCTCCTTTAGTTATAAGAATATCTGACCAACTTTTTACAATATAACCACACTCATAAAAATCTTTTAGTGCTGGACACCCAGCAATAGTTGATGTGTTTGCAAGAGATTTATATTTTTTTGGTTCGTAATCAAATTTTGGATTTACAACATCTGTTTGATGAAGGGGTTGTAAATCAAACCATTCAGGTCTGGATTGCTTTGCTGGGACAATACACTCATTATATTGATACTCAAATTCTTTTTCTACTGTAAAACTTATTTTACTGGAATTTGATCTCCAAAAATTCATTAGAATAAAGACACCTAGTTTGAATTCTAGGTCATCAAACGCTAAATGTCAATTAGGTTCCCCAATGATACACAATTTTTCCTGCAGTCTGCACTGCCATTCCACCACCGTTAGATGTAGCAGAATCTGCATGAACAAGAGTCTTATCGGTTAAATCACTAAGTGTGCCACTATTTCTATTAAATCCTAAAGTTGAGAGGTGTACTCCATTATCAGCATAGACAAATCCAGTTCCACCCTGAGCGGATGAACCTGATGCAAATCCTCCAGCAGTGTTTCCGTCCTGATTTCTTAAATATGGATGAATTGGATATGTTCCAAAAACACAACTAGAAAAACACTCAGTATTACCATCAGTGCCAAAACCACTTGTGTCTAAATTAATATCTTGTATATCTAATGAATCAAAAGCAGCGGGAGGTGATTGATAATGAACAGAAGCAGCGATAGAAAAACCTCCACCCGTTCTTGCGTTACTATTGTATGCCTGTCCTCCTCCCCCACCACCAGCAATTGCTACTGGAGTGCAATAAAAGTAATTATACCCTTGTGCTGATGTTGTGTTGTTATCGTTGACAAAGACTCCAGAAAATCCGCCACCGACGCTGCCCCAGTTGTGAGGTGATTGACCAACACCGGGTCTTCCACCAAATCCTCTTGCAGACTGGTTTCCATAATTTTGACCATTACAATTTCCTTGGTTTCCGCAAGATCTCGTATGTGGACCACCTGGAGTTCCATATTGTCCTGGATCTCCAACGACGACAACTAATCCTTTAGTGTTCCCAACAACATCTCCTTTTGCCAAGTAAAGTTTAGTATATCCACCTGCAGCACCTTGACCACCATTAGAATTTCCTCCACCAGCACCGTAAATATACGCTTTAAAATAAGTGGCACCAGAAGGCCAAGACAATGATGACGCCTGGGCATTAGTCAAAGTTGTTGCACTAGACCAATTAACTTCATTTTCTGGATTTGTAATATTGCCCCAAGCTGGAGCAGCACTACCAAATTCCTTCCATGTCCCAGAATCTTTTACATAACCTGGCGATACTTCTTTCCATGTTCCAGAGTCTTTTACATATATATTGTTAGCTTCTTTCCAAGACCCAGAGTCCTTCACATATGCTGTCATTTTTTATCCCTCAGTATAGTTGCTCTTAGCCCAATCAGTAACTTCACCGTCTGAATTAGGTCCCAACCCAGGAGGAGATGGCCAAGAATCAAATTCTAAGGGATCAGTAATTGTTGGTAAAAGATCTCTTAATTTCTGTCTATATGTAGCCCACTCAGCTTTAAGTTCCTCACTTTGATCGGCCGCTTGCGTCCAATCACTTTGACTCAGCATATCATTTTTTATTGCTCGAATTTCATCCAATTTTTTGGATTTTAAATCATTGATTTCATCTGTTGTAAGGTCAACAACAGTTTTTCTAAAGGTTACCGTTAGATTTTCAGAATCAACGATATAATCACTCATGCTTGGAGTAACAAGTTTTTGTGTTTTTGGATTGTAGGTAGGATCTCCTTCAGTAATAAATTCATAATAACCAGACCATGCAAGATATTCATCTGTGGGTCTTTGTCCACCATCAGTTTTCCATTTGAACGGAGCATCACTAACTTTGACTGCAACACCGTCTTCTACTTTACAGAGTGACTTCCAATTTCTTGATCCAACGTCTGGATTTGGGTAAGATACGTCTGACATTTTCTTTAATTACTATGGATTATGAAGAGACTTTATACCAAATATCTCCGTTTGATCCTCCAGATGGATCGCTGGTGCTAACTGTTCTCGCACCAAATGCGTTTTGTGATGACGAACCAAATGTTGTTCCTGTTATTATGCCAACATTTATGTTTCTATTATTGTCAATGACATTAGTACCACCAACCTGATACACCATCTTTGTGTCTCCACTCGGCTAGATTTCTTTTATTTATACTATTTACATCAATCAATTAAATTCACTCCATTTTTTAAAATCCAACTGAGACCATTGCATGTAATACTGAGGGTCATGATTGGAGAATATATTGTATGAATGAAGTTTTGATGCTTCTATGTTTCGGAAAAGAGTAACGTCAGTCATACCTCTTTTTACAACCTTCATTGCATTTTTCCAAAAAGGTGTGTCAAATTGAGATCCTTTTTCATAATGCCACAAAGCATAATTAACAACTTGAATCATATCAAATTTGACAAAATTGTTTGCAAATTCTTTAGTATATTCATCTATGTGAGATCTTTCCACATAGTCCCAAAAATGATTTGCAACTCTCATATAGAAATCATTAATATATCCATCAAGAGGATCATATGATGAAAGTGCCAATCCATTAAGGACAGTTCTCTCTCCTTGCCACATGCTTTTAGCCAAGTAGTTCTCTGCTTGGGTACAGTGCATCCTTTCAATACCAGTTAATTCAGTGAATCTTTTTGGAGCGTCATCTTCGCTTAAAAAATCACTGTTAAATGCAAACACGTAGGTTGTAGTTTCTCCATTTGGAATTTTGGAACACCATCCATCAGGAAGAGCAGAAATTTCAACGTGGTTAGATACCTCCACTTCATCTTTGTTTCCAATAATAAACCTGTCTACAGGAGACTCTATGGTCTCATACTTATCAAAGTCTCTAGATTGTAAAGCATGAGGTCTACAATCAATAATGTAATCTGCATCTATTTCTTTTTCTAGACTAACAAACTCTTGTTCATGAAGTTGAATCATCTTTGATTCTTTGATTCTACCAAATAACGATTTGGGATTGTAATTCATATGAACATTTCCTGCTTGTGAACTGCAGAAAATTTCTTTGGTTTTAACTCCCCAATCTTTATACAAAGAACCAAATTTTGGAGTTGCATCTATTTGATTATTATACCAATCAAATTTCAATGCATGTTGTAATGTTGCTGTTGTTTGATACGAAACTGTTTCTGCAAATGGTGACAGTAATTCTTGTTCTTCATAATAAATGTCAAGATCAATATCTCTGTCACCTCTTTTATAAAGAGTAAGAGCAGTTAAACACGCTGCGTTATTCGATCCAACAACGGCAATTTTTTTCTTTGACATGGATATAAAATTAATCAGTTATTATAATTTAGTATAGTTTATCAACGGTTTTCTAACTCTTCAACTCTTGCAGAAAGTTCTTTGACTGCCTCAATCAATACACCAACTAAACCACTATAGTTAACTGACTTGTCTCCTTCCTCACCTTTTACCAGTTCTGGAAGAATAGTTTCAACCTCTTGAGCGATAACACCAACAGACTTCTCATCATTCTTTTTCCAGGTGAACTTAACACCTCTGAGTTGATTTAACATCTCAGTGGCACTGGTAACAACTTCAATATCTTTCTTGAGGTCGATATCAGAAGTAGAGTTTACATCACCAGTTACAGTGACACCAGTGCTAGTAGTTTCAAGTTTCTTGGAGTCATTGTGATTAAGTTCTACCGCACCATTAGCAAGAAACTTTGCCATAGTTTCGCTAACAGCTTTATTGGTAATTCTTATATCATCACCTGCAATATATGACTGAGATCCATCATGATAAAGCAATAAGTCATCACCAGCACCAGCAGTGAACTTACCACTGTCATTTTGAATAGAAACATTACCAGCAGCAGTTATACGAAGTCTTTCTGTCGTAGTAGCTGCTCCGTCGGCTGTTGTGGAAAATACCAAACGACCTGGCATGTCATCTGAACCAGGAGTGCCATCAACTTCTCCTGTGATTTTTGCCCCTTCGACCAGTTGTGCTCCATCAGCACCCTGAAAAGAAAGGAATCCAAATTTACCCGAACTGCCAATTATAGTATTACTTCCTGCTGTTGATCCGCCCGTCGCCCCAAGAACAAACAATGGAGCACCGCTGTTGTCATTGTGGATGAATGAAAGAACACGATTTGAGTTACCTGTCCCTTCAAGATTTAGCAGAGGACCGTATGACGTAGAATTAAAGTAATTAGTACGCGCACTATTCGTGTTCAGAAGCACCCTACCACTTGAATCTATGCGAAGTCTTTCTGTTGCAGATGCTGCTCCGTCGGCTGTTGTCGCAAAAATCAACCTTCCTGGCATATCATTACTGCCAGGAGTGCCGTCTACTTCACCACGAATAGCAGCGGCAATACTGTTTATATCTGTGCCATCATCACCAGCAAATCGAATATCACCAAGAATGTCATTATTGGAAACAACAGTTCCGGGAGTACCAACTGTAGTGGATCTTGATGCACCCAGTGCAAGAATAGATCCACCTGAGTTGTTTGCATATCCAGCAACAGCAAGATTGGTAGTGGTTTTATTACCGTGATGTTGAACAAAGGGGTGTGATCCAGCAACCTGGACTGATGCATCTGCTCCTACCACTAACCTTTGACTGGAATCTACACGAATTGCTTCACTACCACCAGTTTCTACGGTAAATGTATCAGCAGCAGGGAATCTGATTGCAGTATTGGTGTCACCAGTGTGAATAATCTTATCTGCGATATCTACATCACCAGTAAACGATCCTGTACCACAATCAATATCAGGAGTACCTACTAATCCACCTGAAATATTTGA